TTACACCTTCAGGTCGGCTTTCACCTTTATGTAAACCACCGCGTCATCGCCGTGCCCTGCCTGATAGTGCTCGGTCATCTTCACGTCCGCGTGCCCCATCAAGCCTTGTATATATTCCTGCTCGAAACCCTGTTGCTCATACAGCCAGGCGCCGAGTGCGCGGATCTCATGGAAAGTGGGGCGCTCGCCGGCCGGCATCTCGTCGTAGGCCTTTGAATCGTCCCGAGCCTGGGCAAATGACTTGGTCAGGTAATCCGCTGTCACTGCGTTCCAGTGTAGCTTGGCGTCCAGTTGTGTCCGCTTGCGAGCCTTCGGCGAATAGTGGATGAGGTACGGGCAGACGACCGGCGACTTCATGCACTCCAGCACCACCTCCCGCAGCGCCTGGCCCATGACAATCTCCAAGTGCACGGGCTTTCCGTAGTTCTGCGTCTTCCCGGGTGACACCTTGATGGTATTCTGCTCGAGGTCCACGGCCGATTTCGGCCACATCACGATATCTTCCCGTCGCTGAAGACTCAGCAACCCCAGCCGGATGGCGCGCTTCAGCCAGATCGGCGTACCCACATACTCCAGTATCTTGTTCAGGCCTTCGATTGTGTGGCGCTGGCGCTTCTTCTCGGCCTCCTTTTTGACCAGGGTCAGCTCGGCGGAGTTGCGTTCGCACAGACCTTTGGCAACGGCGAACGCGAACACCTGGACCAGAAGCCCCCGGTGCTTCGTGTAGGCGTTGTTCTCGAAGCCATCCAGGTAATCGGCCACTGTCAGTACGTCCAGTTGCCCCATCATCAGGTCACCCAGATCCTCGCGGTACCTGGCCAACTTGAATTTGATTTCCTTCAGGGTGCTCGCGGCGTAGGTCTTGGTGGTCAACCATTCCTTTTCAAAGCGCTCCAGGCAGCCACTGAACTTCGGCGCGGCATCACCGGTGATCATGGCCAGCAGCGAGCCGTCGTCGGCCAGCAGCGGGAGCAGCTTAGCGTTGGCGGCGTTGGCCAGCTTGATGGCCTCGGCCATCGGCTTGTTGATGCTGGTCTTCTTGCCGGTGATCGGATTTTTGTACTGCCAGTACTTCCCGTTCGGATAAAGGTTGGCGGGAAGATCACGATTTTTAACAGTCCTGGCGCGCGGGGGAGCCATCAGCCCACCTCCATCATCTTGGCCAGCAGGGGATCGTTCGACCCCATCACGGCCGCCTGCAGATCCACGAAATACATCCCGCCCTTTACCTCTCCTACCACTTCGCCTTCCTCAATCCATTTTTTCAACTGTTGCAGACTTGGCTTGCCGCCGGCGTACCGCAGTTTCCGATACTCGCCTGCCTCCATGAGGCGCGGCAGCCTGGCCGTAATGTGGGCAATGACTTTTGCCATGGTGATGCTCCGCGCCGCGCGTGGCGGCAGAAGGTGGTTATTGGGTAGCTTTGGCGATTACGGCTTGCCAGTAGGTTCCGATATTCGTTACCTGTCCCCGGCGCTTTAGACGCTGAATCGCTTTGCTCATCGGAGCCTTCACCGACGTGATAGGCCTTGACGTTTTCTGTGGGCATGGGGCGTCCTATGCCGGGGCATGCCCGGGCGGTGGAGAGGGATATTTGGAAAAAACCCAAGAGGAAGTGGATATGTGAGCTCTGAATTAATTGGGCACCTACAGACCAAGGAACCATTCCCTTGGCTTTGCGGTTACTCAAGGAGCCCACATGCAACATTTTATTAAAGAACTTCTGTGCTCGATCCTGATCGACCTAGTGATGAAGCAGATGTGGCACCTGATCGAATGGCTCAACACGATGCCTTGGCATGTGTGGTTTGCGTGAGTCAGGCCGCGAGGCGCTGGTATAGCTCAATGATGTCGGCGGCGTTGGCGCTGACCAATGCTTCGGCCTCATCCGGGCAAACGCTGTTGCCGATCAGTCGCACCTGATCGGTCTTGTTGATGTCACGCCACTCTTCGGCACCAGTGACCGGGTCGATGAACAACCCACGATCGATGATGTAGTCCTTGTCGAAGCCTTGTGCGGCCTTCAGCTCTGGTGGCTGAAGCATGCGCAGGGTGATATCCACCAGCACATAGCCGCCGACCATGACCAAATCGGCCGGGTCCTTGAAGTGCTCCGGCAGGTGCTCATGCATGAAGGCCGCGCAGCGCCGGGCGCCCTCCATCTGTTCCGGCGTCAGCGTGTCAGGCACCTGCACGACCTCGACAAGCGCAACCCGGTCCTTCGTCGGCAGGGTGTGCATTGGCTCGGTGAGCGATATGCCGTCCTTCTCGTTGCCGTAATACTTCACCAGGTAGGCGTTCACCAGTCGCTGGTTGGCGCCGGATTGGCAGATGGTCGAAATCGGGTTGTAAGCCGATCGGCCGTCGCCTTTGTAATAACCGCCATTCGCCTGTTCGAAGAATGCCGCCGATACCGCATGGTGTCCGGTGCTGGTGGCGACAACGCCGAGCGGCCCATCTACGTCGGCCCCCACAGAGCCTTTTCGTAGAGTGACCATGTTCGCTGCAGCTAGTGCAAAGTGCCCACCCTTGACCTGGGCGACCTGGGTGCGCAGCGGCTCCTGTACATCGAAGTTGCGCTGCGCCGAGCCGTTGGCGCACTCAGTGAGGAATGGTGCTGCTACCGGCTGCACCAGTGCGTGATGCGTGCCGCCGGCACTGATGGTCGACAGCGCTTCGTCCACACCGTGGGTGCTGGTGTGCGCTTCCGATGTGCCGCGCATTGGGACAATGAACGGCTTCGCGCTGGTCAGCACATGCCGCCAGCAGCCCTTGGCCACCCGGCGCATGGTGTTCACTGCCATCGGCTTGTCGCGGAAGATCGTGCGGCCCAGGTTGCTCCAGTCGATGCACTCGGCAGCGGTACGCCATGGATGCTGCTTAGCCGTCGGCACCTTGTGGCGTTTTGGTGCTGGCCAGACGATCGGCTTGCCGTCGCTGCGTGCCACCAGATACAGGCGTTTGCGGATCGTCGGGGTGCCGGCGTTGGCCGCGATGCGTTCGCGCCATTCGACGTTGTAACCAAGCCCGCGTACCAGCGCTTCCACCGGCACGAAGTCGCCAATTGACTCAAGAATCTCTGGCATGTCCGGGTGATCGGCAGCCAGTCCGGCGCTGAGCGCTGCAATGAATGATTTGAAGGTGCGCCCGCGTTCGGCTTTGATCGGCTGGCCGTCTTCGTCGATCGGCCCCCAGTCGCAGAACTCTTCGACGTTCTCCAGGAACATCAGGCGCGGCCGGGTTGCGTGAGCCCAGCGTACGACCACCCAGGCCAACCCACGCACACCACGATCTCGCGGCGCACCGCCCTTGGCCTTACTGTGGTGCCGGCAGTCCGGCGAGGCCCAGAGGATTCCGACCGGTTGGCCGCCCGTGGCGTGAACAGGATCGACCTCGAACACATCGGCGACGTAATGTGCGGTCTGCGGGTGGTTGGCGCGGTGCACGGCCAGGGCGATCGGGTTGTGGTTTACCGCGACGTCCGGTTCCCGATACGCCCGGGCAATCCCAGTGCTGGCGCCACCACCACCGGCGAACAAGTCCACCACCAGCTCTTTCTGAAATGGCAGGCCCATGCTTGGCTGGCCGTGGAGGAACTGGGGTTTCTTTTGTTGTGCGGACATAGGGGATCCTCGCCGTAGTGGCGTTTTAGATATAAGTCAGGTAAGTTCACGCTATCTTGCAAAGGATATAAAAATGGCGAAGCTCAAGGATTTTGATAAAACGTTGTTTGTAATAACATCAATTGCTTTTTTGGTAATTGTTAGTGTGGCTGGTCGATATATATCAGTGTTTTCGGCAAACGTTTTAGTTGATCAGGAGAAATGGGGGCAGTTTGGGGATTACTTTGGGGGGGTATTGAATCCAATTTTATCTTTTTTTGCGCTCCTAGGGCTGATGTTTACGTTGAGGGCACAGCATGCAGAAAGTAAATTGTCGTCTGAGCGGCATTTAGAGCAACTATTTGAATCTAGATTTTTCCAAATGCTGGCTCTAAGTCATAGTGCCGTATCTTCAATAAAGTTAGTGAGTCCAGCCAATCCACCAGTAGAGTTCGAGGGTCACCGTGCAGTAGCCTATGCGCTTAATCGGTTGCAAGAGGAATACTTTATAAAGGTTCCAAGCGGAGAAAGTAGTCTGATGTACGGTAAGCTATTACCGGAGTTCAATGAATGGTCGGAAAAGTATTGGTCAGCGGTCGCTAGCTATATGGAATCTATATTGTTCCTGATAAGTTATGCGCTTGAGTCTGCGAAGGGTGAGGATAATATAAGATTCGCCATAAGGGCCGTGTTTTCTCAACTAACTTCCGATGAAAAGCTTCTCTTGTTTTATGTCATGATCTTTTCGCGGCAGGAGAGAATTTTTCTCACGAACTTGATACTAGGTGAGTTTTTTAAAGGAGCTACTCCAGATTATTTTTCGCGTCATAGGAGTGCGTTATTGCAAAGCGCGGTTCTAGCACGTCTTACTCCAGTATAATTTTCATTTATATGCGTCGTGAGAACGGCCGGTTGCCCAGCCGGATGAATCATTTCGGATCGAAAGCACCCAACGACAGCGCTGCAGCATCTCCAATCTTTTGCTGGAGCACCGTCTTGAACTCCTGCGCAATGTCCTCGCGCTGAACCTCTTCCCCAACCCAGCGCAGTTTCAGCAACGGTTGAGCACCACTGGTGATCACCGATACGCGCAACATGATCTGCTGTTCAGTCAAACCTTCGTACGGAATCACGTTGAACAGCAGCGTGGCGGGCAGCGTTTCTTTGCTGCGAGCCTCGATCTGGTCGAGCGTGCTTCTGCTGGCGCTGGTCTCACCAACGGTGTGGTCTGACTCGGACGCGGCTTTGATGGTGATGGTCCGCACCGCTGCGATGGCCTTGGCGATGGTCATCGATTGCCCCCTTTCATCGGTGGCTGACAGGAACTGGTTCCAGTCTTCAATCCAGTCGCTGAGGTCCTTCTGCGACATGGCGCGACCGCCGATTGCCTGTACCGCCTTGTAGCCGGCAGAGGCCTTCAGTCGAAGCACTGCTCGGTCATCTGCATGGCCTGGCAAAACGTCGGTGCCCAGGTTGAACAGTAGCGTGCAGGTCATTTCGTCTTGGTCGATGAAGCCCTTGGCGTTTGCCACTGCTCGGTCAGTAACGTAGGCGCTGAAGTCAGCCAGCGAATGGGTGGAGTAGATGCCGCGGAAACGGCTGCGGCCGGCCTGCCATTTTTCCAGGGTGACCACCTGGCAGCCATCGGGCAGCACGATGGTAGGCGTGTCAGTGTTCAGCGCCTTTCCAGTCGCCTCAATGGCGGTGTCGGTGATGAGCTGGATCGCTTCTTTTGTCAGAGACATTGTTCAGTTCCTTGATGGTCGGGCGGTTAGGTGCGGGGAGTGATAGGGGCTTGTTCGCGGCTGAAAAGCTGATCGTGCTTCTCAGCGAAGAGGGTGATCTTGCCGCCGGAGCCAACGTGCATTGGCGTGTCCAGGCTGGTGTTCTCGCTTCGTGTGCCGCGCTTGGTCGGTACCTTGTAGTCGAGCTTGTGCTTGATCTTTACCTGACTGGATTCGCCGATCTGGCTGAAGTCCAGGGTGATCACCAGCTTGCCGGCCTTGCCGTGGTCGACTACACCGGCGGCTACTTCGGAAAGGGCGTGGCCGATTTGGCTGGCGAATGCGCCGCCGTTCAGCTCTTCGAGGAACTCGGCGGTATCGGTTGGGGTTGGCATGGCTGTTTCTCTGGGATGGCCAACAGGCCGCTGGGTGGAAGGTGGAATTGCGATTGGCGAAGGCGCTGGCGCACCTGGTTGCTGATCCTCCTCATGAGTGATCGGCGAACCTGAAGTTGTTTTCTTGAGCGATCAGCAGCACACGCTTCACATGCATACTCAGCGCCTTGGCTGCTTCGCCGGCGGTCTTGCCGGCGTCTGCCTGCGCCCGAACCTTCGGTACCAGCTTGTTACGCTCGGCACGGAGGCGCTCATGGTGGGCGGTACTGCCGGTCAATGGGCCTTCAGCACTGACGCCGCTGGCGATCTGCTGGACCGCTTTACCGGCGCCGAAGTACTGATCCAGCTGCTGGTTCAGGTTCGCGATGATCGAGTCTCGTGGGTGGGGCATCGGCACGCCGATCATTTCCGTTCACCCGACAGCGAAAGCTTGATGCCGTCGGCGCGCGCTTCGAGTACCTGAGCCAGGTTGATGGCTGCCTTCCACGTCCAGCGAAAGCCCTTGGTCAAGCCGGTGGAACGCTCAACGATGTGATAGGCGTTGCCCTTGGTGACGACCTGGTAGCGAATCTCTTGCACTGGCTGATCCTTGCCGATCATGGCGTAGAACGCGGCGGTGGCGATGCTTGCGCGGGCACGCAGGGCGGCAACCCCGTCAACTCGCTGTTGAAGTAGTTGGTGCATGGCGATTCCTCGGTGTGGGGTTGCGTTTATTCGTCAGTACTCGGGCCGCCTGCTGGTTGCCGTTGGGCGCAGGGGAGAGTGCTGACGGATAAAGGCAGGCGAAAAAAAGCCCGATCGAAACCGGGCTCTGTTTGCGTCACGAAGACCTCCCTACGTGAGCGCTGATACCGCCATAGGGGCGGGTGAACCTGATGGTGTGTTACATGGCTGCCAATCCTCCGTGCTGGTTTGATGAATGAGTGCGGGGGAGCCGCATTGCGCGGTGCAGAATCATCCGCATCGGGGTGTGATCTGGCGGGCGCCAATCCCCGCATCAGGCCCTGTTCGTCGCTCGGGCCTCGCTGCATGGAAGCCCGCTGCTTGGCTGCAGGATTCAGATCACGCCCCGATACGCCCTCTTGGAGAGGATCGGGTGCGTTAACCGGCTTCGTCCTGACCACCCAGGACCTCAACCATCACCGGTATAGGGCAGTTATCGTCAGGCTGACGTGGCGCTGGTTGTTCATTCAGCCTGGAGCGCTTCGATTGCCTGTCGGTAATCGGCGGCGTTGGTGCGGTTGTTCGCCGCGTCTTCGAACTGACCTTCAGTCTCCTGGATAGCGGCGTTGTTCTCGCAGTTGGAAGCATGGATTTCGAGCTGGGCGATTGCTGTTGCGTGCTTCATCAGCGATTGCCTCGCTGGGGGTAGGGTGGCCAGCGGCCAGCTCACCACTGCCCAGGTGACGGGCTTTGCGCTAGGCTGACTGTTAAAGAGCAGCGGGCCTGTCGACCCTTCGCAGCCGGCCCCTGATTAGGTGCCGATTGCGATGGAGGGAATATAAGCGTGCTTATTCGCATCGTCAATAAGCAAGCTTATATAATTTCTTGTGGGCGATAAAAAGCCCGCTCAGTGGCGGGCTTAATTCACGCTTCGCAGTACTGTCGCCAACCGATCCTGACGGCGCCATCCTCTAAGGACTCAACCATCACGCCGACCGTTTCGCTGATCTCATCAATGAGCCTATGCCAGTCCTCGGTGGTTTCATGATCGAGCCTCGAGACCGTGACAGCCTGGATCTTCTGCACGTTTGGCGCTGCAATGAGCGCCTGCAGGCGCCGGCCGGCGAGTTCGTAGGACGTGGTTGTCTGAGCTGTAGGAATCGAGGGGAGAGGCATGCGGTTTTCCTTGCCGTTAACTGTATGGATATACAGTAGTGGCGCAAGGCCATTTTGACAAGGTGCATGGAGTTCACATGGCGGTCTTCAATGAAGAGTTGTAACCCTGCGACTTTCGCCAATCCTGATCCGGTCCAGAGCCCGGTTTAGAGAATCCAAGGCATCAAGGAGGGCTTTCGCCTCTGCCTCTCGACCATCTCCCCAAAGACGCTCAGCCATTTTATTTAGGGCTTGAATAGATCTCTCTATTTCTGCAGAGGTTGCTGTACTGGTGTCTGCCGGCTGTTTCTTTGGCATTATCAGAATTTCTGCAGCGCCCGCACGACGACGCCCACGATCCGGCAATGCTCGTCAAACGGTTCAATTGGGTAGCCAGGATTCAGAGGCTTCAAAAACAGCCTGCCACCGTCACTCACCAGTTTCTTGAAAGTCGCCTCATTGCTTTCCGATAGCTTGGCGATCACTAGCTTGCCTGGCGCGGCCTCCGCTTCGGTGTCCACCAAGATCAGCGTGCCTTCGGTGACGCTCTGCCCAATAGGCGAGGTCATTGAATCTCCTTTGACCTCGAGCCAAAAGGCAGGGCCTTTGGAATCGTATTCTGAAAACTCGTAGCGATCCGAGAAGCCGGCCGGGTAGGGTTCAACCGCTTCGGCCCAGGCGCCGGCGGCTACCCAGCTGATAACTGGGTAGCGGAAGGACTCAGCTTGCTGGCGTGCTTCGCCGACGTTTGAGTCGGACTTCGCGGCGCTGGTCATCGGACCAATATCCTCAGACAACCATATTGCGCTCACGCCGCACGCATGCGCGATCTTTGGCAGATGTGCGCTTTGAAGGTTCTTCCCGGTTTCCAGCTGCGAAATCACTGGCTGCTCGACTCCAGCTTTTAGGGCGAGTGCCTTTTGCGTCAGCTTGGCGTGAATTCGTGCGGATTTGATTCGTTCGGCGAGTGTGCTCATCCGTCGGAATTTATAAGTTTCCTTATTGGCTTGCAAATAAGTGTCCTTCTACATAAGATATAAGCATGCTTATTATGAGGGATCAAAAATGACTCCCATCGATAGGCTCGTCGACTTCTTCGGCGGGCAGACCAAAACAGCTCTGGCTCTCGGTGTATCTCAGGCTGCGGTTTCGTACTGGGCGTCTGGCATTCACCTGATGAGCGCAGAGAAAGCTTTTAAAGCAGAAGAACTTACAGGCGGCCAAATCACCGCACGTGAGCTTTGCTCCCGTCACCAAACAGCCCGCAAATCAGCCGCCTAACAACACCGAGTGCGGAAGTGAACCAATGGCCTATGACAACAAGTCGCATCGCAACACCCACCAGCTGAAGTCGCGCCTGAATGACGACGCCTATGCCGACCTCGTGACTGAGGCAGTCGAACGCAAGATTCAGCCAGGCGCATTGGTTCGAGATCTCACTTTGGCGGCTTTGCAGTTCAAGCGGGATTACGGTTACTTCCCGCTGCTTGACGACAACGAACTGGATGGATTTCCGGCGTTGGGTGAGCTGGCTCGCGAGCTGAAAATTCAACCTGGCGCGCTCGCGCGCGAACTCATTCGATCAGCCCTGCAAGCTAAGCGCGAGCAGGACGCTATTCCCCAGCTCAACGATAAGAAACTCAGAGCCTGACTAGACCATGGAGGAGGCGCCAATGCCTGCATTACCAGAAGTAGGGCAGTACACGCAGGACGAAAAGGACGGGCTTGAGCAGTGGGCTGAGGAGGTCGGTATCGGCATGGATCAGCTGGCCGAACGGATCTTGCAGATGACAGAGCTGCGCGTAATCGAGCGGAGAAGTGCTGCTCGCCTCGCAGCAGATAAAGCAGCCTTGCGAAGCCGCCTCGTCGTTCACTGCGCGCAAGGGGCGCAGTCAGAAAATGTGGTTTCGATTTTCCCTGGTAGGTGACTGTCCGGCCCCTAATAAGGGGCCGCGGCGGTAGAGATTGGATCGGGTGGGGTTGGCACCTAATAAGGGGCCAAAAAGCAAAGAAGGTCATGGGTTCATCCCTGATCAGTTGATGAACGAATGATCGCGGATGTAGTGGCGAGGTGCCACGCGAGAAGAAGAGAGGTTTTCGCAATGGAAGAATTCGAACGAACCCTGCACCGCGAAGTTAAGGCTGGCGGTGGTACCGCCCTGGCCAAGCGCATGGGCGTCAACGAAACACGCCTGCTTGATTGCGCGAACCCGAATCGCGAAGCGCACCGGATGAACCTGGAGATGTTTGGCCAGGTCCTCACTCATCTTTCCGAAGAAGGGCGCCTTGCCGTTCTCGGCTCGCTGGCCAATCAGTTCGAGTGCGATGTGGTCCCGCGTAAGCGTCCAGAGCCGAAGCCACTGACGTCTGCTCTGTGCCACTTGACTGCCGAGTGTGGTGACGTTGGCCGGCTGATCTTCGATGCCACCGCTGACAACCACATCAGCCAGCACGAAAAAGCTCAGGGCGATAAAGCCATCCAAGAGGCCATCGACGCGCTGCACGTTCTGCGCGAGTCGCTTAAGGCTGCCTGAATCACAGGCACAAAAAAGCCGGGCTGCAACCCGGCTCTTTCAACAACTTGTAAAACACAGTGGGGCCATTATGAACACGATCGTCGCTCCAAGCAATACGGTCACCATGTCGAGCCGGGAGATCGCCGATCTCACCGGCAAGCAGCACAAGGACGTCATCCGCGACATCCGTGTAATGCGTAAGGCACTCGCAGACGATGGCGCAGATCCGCGCCATCTCCAAGAGGTCAAAGATGGCCGGGGTTACACCGCCGAATTCCACCTTGACCGCGTCCTGACCGAAACCCTGTTGACCGGTTACAGCATCCCGCTTCGCCATCGTGTCGTGACACGTTTGAGCGAACTGGAAAACGTGTCACGACATGTTGTGACGATTCCGCAATCTCTCCCCGAAGCTCTGCGTCTTGCCGCCGATTTGGCGGATCGGAATGGTGAGCTTCAGCGCCTTATTTCTGACCAGGCACCAAAGGTCGCCGCCATCAAACGTCTCGCCGCCGCGGGAGGTGCTATCTGCATCACCGACGCCGCGAAGCAGCTTGGCGTTTCCCCGGCCCGTATGTTTGCCTGGTTGGAACAGCACCGCTGGATATTCCGGCGGCACGGCTGCAAGCGCTGGGTTGCTTATCAGCCGCGCATCACCTCTGGACACATGACTCACAAGGTCACTGCCTTGAAGCCTGATCCTGAAACCGGCATCGAGCGCGCCGCATTTGATCCGATGGTCACCCCGAAAGGCCTTACCCGTCTCGCTGAACTTCTGCAGGAGGCCGCGTAATGGCCGGCGACTGGATCAAATTCGAACTCACCACCCTGGACAAGCCCGAGGTCTGCCAAATCGCCGACCTGGCCGATATCGACCCTGACGCGGTCGTGGGTAAGCTGATGCGCGTGTGGGGGTGGTTCGATCAACAAACCGAAAACGGTAACGCTCCGAGCGTTAGCAAAAAGTTACTCGACCGCCTCGTAGGCGTTACCGGTTTTTGCGAACACATGAAATCGGTTGCCTGGATGATCGAGGCTGAGGGTGTGATCAGCCTGCCGCACTTCGACCGCCACAACGGCAAGACCGCCAAAAACAGGCTCCTCACGGCAAAGCGCGTGGCGAACCACAAGGCCGGTAACGGAAAAAGTAACGCTGCGAACGTTAGCGTGGCGTTACCTAAAGAAGATGTAGAGAAGAATAAAGAACCTCTCTCTGCGCGAGAGCCGGTTGACCCTCGCATGCCCAGCGAAATGACCCTTACATGGGTGCCGGATGAAACCCTACTGAAGACCTATGCATACCATCAGGGCCTGACACTCGACCTGTTCACCATTGACGTGATCAAGGCATTCACCGCGCACTACGAACCCAAGGGACAGGTGAATACCCAGAAGGAGTGGGTGAGCATGCTGGTCAAGTGGGTGAACAACGACAAGGTCCGCGCTGCTGCTTCCAACGTAACTCCATTCCGGCAGAAGCCCGCGCCGGCCTCGGACTTCGACGATGACGACACCGATTGGCCGAACGGGGTGCAATCGTGATGAAGAACGTTACCGTGATTGCCCAAGGGTTGTGGGCTGATGCGCAGGCTGGCGAGTTCATCAGTGCGGGTGAAAACCCACGTCGAGCACAAGCAGATGAAGCCAACAGCACGCTGGTGACGGCCATCAACAACCTGTTCAAAGAGCTTCGTTCCATCCGCTCGGCCTGGCGTCAGGCTTGGCCGGACAAGGAGACCTATCAGGCCTCAAAGCGTCAGTGGTTTCAGGCCTTTCTGGAAGAAGGGATCTGCACTCAGGGCCAAATTGATTTCGGTATGACCCAGGCTCGCAAGCAGCCCGGCGACTTCATCCCGAGCCCCGGGCAGTTCATCGAATGGTGCAAGCCAACACCGGAAATGCTGGGTTTGCCTCCTCTTGCTACTGCGCATCGGGAAGCGTGCCGAAACGCTCACCCAGGCATGGCGGGGCAGGGCAAGTGGTCGCATGACGCGGTTTGGCATACGGCAAAGGAGTGCGGATTTGAAAGCCTGAACAAGCTCGATACCACGCTCAGCCTGAAGCTTTTCGAACGCAATTACACCATCACCATTCGGCGATTGCTGGCCGGGTTGCCGCTTCAGGCGATGCCCAAGGCATTGCCGGCCCGGGTCGAAGCGAAGGTGACCCCTGAAATCGGCAAGGGTGCCCTTGCACAGCTGCGCGCCACGCTTGGCGGTGCCCATGCCTAACCAGTACCTCGCACCAACGGCCCCATCTGACTACCGCTACGCCGTGCACTGCTGCGGCTACAAGTGGGACCTCACCTTCGAGCAGGACCACGCTGTGGCCATTTTCAGATCCATCGAGATGGCCAAAACCTACGGTGCGCGGATGTGGCCTTCGACCTTTGAAGTGATCGACCGATTTACTGGAGAAACAGTATGACGCCCGCCACACCCAAGCTGTTCAAGCAGAAGCCCATCCGCAACAAGCCCGTTGATCGCGAAGGCCGGGAGCAGGCCGCGCTGATGCGCGAGCTTGAGTTGCGCTACCCGGCGGTGTTCGAGTTGATGTACCACGTGCCCAACGGCGGGCACCGTGTGAAGGCGGTGGCCGGCAAGTTGAAAGCCCAGGGCGTGAAGGCCGGCATTCCCGACCTGGTGCTGACCATGGCGCGCGGCGGGTTCTTTGGCCTGTACATCGAATTCAAGGCCACACCGCCGAACGATGCCGCCATATCACCCAGCCAGCATGAGCGCATCCGCAAGCTCAATGAGCAGGGGTATTTGGCAGTGGTGTGCCGTGGGCACTTCGATACGGTGGAGCAGATTCGCGCCTACCTGCGACTCGCACCTACAGTGGTGGCCGCATGACAATGACCGTGGCCTTCTCCGATGCCGAAATTCGTCGGCGTGCCGATGATCCGGCCGCGGTGCTGATGCGTGATCCTCGTCACCCGGGGCTGTACTTCCGATTCACCGAGGCTCGACCGCGTGGGACGTGGAGCCTGGTAGTTCGAAAGAAGTGGAATCGTATTGGCGCCTATCCGGACCTGTCGGCGAAAGCCGTGTTGGCGGCCTTGCCTGACCTGCGCATGCGACTGAGCACCGATCCGGAAGCGGGTGCCGCCGTATCGCCGTGGGCCACATTGGGTGAGCTGCTGAGCTGGTACGCCGACCGCATGAGTCGCGACCGCAACCTCTCGGACAAGCGCAAGGCCACCGGCAAGTCAGCCATCGCCTGCCACCTGATTCCGCGTGTGGGTGATTTGGCGATTGCCGATGTCCGTCACGGCACCCTCGACACCCAACTGATGTGGCCGCTGCAGGAGACGCTGTCGCTGGAGTTCGTCCGGCTGATCTTCGGCCTGCTGGTGGTCGCCTGCCGCCAGGCGCACACGCTGGGCCTGATCCCGTCCAACCCGATGGCAGGGATCAAGTTCAGCGACTTCTCCAAGACCAAGATCAAGGCCAAGCCGGCGCGCCTGCGCGGGGTGCATATCGAGGGGCTGCTGGGCCAGCTGCATGAGCTGTTCGAGTTCGACCCGCAACCCGCCATGCTCGCGCTGATGATGCTCTGCCACGGCACCCGCATCGGCGAGACGCGCAAAGCGCAGTGGTCGCACATCAGCCTCGCCGAACGCACCTGGTACCTGCCGGTGGGCAACACCAAGACTCGCGTTGAGCATTCGCTCCCACTGACCGATCAAGTCTGCACCCTTCTAATCCGGTACCGCGCGGCGCAACAGGCGAGCCATTACGACGGCGACTGCCTGTTTCGCTCCCACATCGGAAAGGGCATGAGCGAAGGGCAGGCCAGTGCCGTGTTCACCGGGTTAGGGAAGGGCGAGTGGAGTAGTCACGACCTGCGCAAGTTGGCCAGGACCGGGTGGGCAGACCTCGGGATCGACTTCCTGATTGGCGAGATGCTGATCAACCACGCCATGGGCCACAACGTGCAGGCCTACATCCACACCACCGTCGAAGAGCGCAAACGCGCTGCCCTCGAACTGTGGCACGCCCATTTAGACACCAAGGGTTTTGCCCTGATTCACGGGTTGAAGGACGGTAGAAACGAAAATTCGGGTAATGCGCTGGAAGCCACAAGCTACAAGGCCTGCGAGGCCATTCAAGAATCAACCATAGGCGAGGTTTAAAAAATGGACAAAAGGGCTTGTGGCTCCGGTTTCAAAAAACAGGCCATCTCGTTGGTGGCCTGTCCAGCCTGCAAAGGGAGAGCTGTCATGAGCGGTGTTTTCTATGAGATCGATTGCATCCAGTGCCACGCCTCGGGCTGGGTCCGCTTCGACAACGGCCAAGCGCTCGAATTGCAAGAACTGGTTACCCAGCTCGGGATCAACCTGAGGATCGCTAGCAAGCAGATCGAGCAGCACATGACAGCGCCAAGCTTCGATGTGCCTGACTACTACAGCCAGAACAACCGCCGCGGCGCCGGCGGCACGAACTACACAGGAGATTGAAAGGATGATGATCCGTAAGCCGGCAGGACGTCCTTTAGGGGATACCGAATACTTGCTTGAGCAATGGGGCTGGTGGCGTATGGATGGGATGGGGGTTCCAGGATTTGTTTCTCCAACATTCGCATTGATGAGCCAGGCTGCTCCGCAGTTGGCAGCAAGCATAAGCTACTGCATCTCGGATGATTGGGCACTTGGTATCGATAATGCTGTCGCCCGGCTCTCACGTCGCGATCAACAGATGGGCGATGTAATCTGGCTATACTTTGGGGCTAAGTGGCCAATGACTAGAGTGGGAAAGTACTACGGAATAAGCGAAGGTAAAGCGAGGGAGCTGGTTAGATCGGGCGCAGCTTGGATTGACTGTGCTGTTAGTGGTATGCGGGAAGTCGCGTAAGACTGATTGTAGGTGCTCTGTAGTAGATATAGTCACTTGGTGGTGGCCATATCTACTATGAGCGAGCCTGCTTTTACGTAGCAGCATCCCTTAAGCCTAATGATAGTGTGCGCTCAATGCGCTTCTTTCTTATTCCTTTCGCTTGCCTGTGCTGAAGATCAAGTAAGGTGATCACATCTTCCAACCACTTTTTTTCTCTTTGAAGCACTGTATGTAACTCGCCGCCGGCATAGCGCTGCTCTAAGCCTCTGCTGATGTGGCGCCAGTTCTGTGGTGGCGATCCCATCCACTCTTGCACAAAGTCACTAGGGTCTATAGAGGCTAAAATATCTATTCTGGCATAGATGTTATTTCCGCTAAAAGTGTAGCTGATTTGTCTTGCAAATTCAGCGCCGTCCGATGCTATTAATTTTAAAAGCTCTTGTGCGAGTGGCGGAAAAAGGTTTTGTGCTGCTTGTATTTGAGCTGCAATTAGATGTTCAGTGATGTTGTCGAAGTGCTCTCTATAGCTGTCCTGAACCCAAAACAAGTATCCGTGGTGGCCATGTGAGAATTCATCGCCAAATTTTTTTGTATTATGAATAGTTGAGAGGAGTTTGCCTTGAGAGACAAGATCATCCAAGTATTTTTTACAATCGATTTCTGTTTGGATGAAGCCTTCAGGAATAAGTTGCATTTCCGAGAGAAGGAAACGGAGAGCGAACAGATGAAGAATTTCACCAGGATCGTTTATTTCTCTTGCGGCAAATTGAGCTATTAGCTTTTGAGCGGCTGCATTGGATTGAATGTCGCTAATTTCGTCGAACTTCATAAATACCAACCACGGAGGTAGATCCTCGACGGAGGCAAAATATAAGCTTTCATTTAGTGAGGATTGAATTTCCAGTTCGACGTAATTGCCTTTTATTAACATGTTGACAAGTGGTTGATCTTTGATTATTTGATTGCCCAAGTCAATGCTAGGGAATCGGCTGTTTGCGATATAAATGCTCGGTGTGATGAAGTCCCCCTTATCTTTGGCAATCTTCATTTGGGAGCGAATTATTGATCCGTTTCGGTCGATTAGATCTGCTTCTTTTAGATTTCCAGATCTGACCTCAAGGCTTAAAGCCAAAAATAGAAAGGTTATCTCTTGTAGGGCATCATTGTTGGATTTGTGTTTTTTTGAGAGTGCGTTGTATAACCGCCCCAAATCTTCGATACTGTATTTTAAAATTCGGAGTGAATGTGTGCTTGATTGTTGAAAAACACGAAGAATGTCCTGCTTCATTCCGTTTATTAGGTTTTTAGTGCCTTGGTCTTTGAGTGATGAGGTAAAGCTATCAAAGGCATTTGACACTTGGGGGATAACTTCAAGTGTCTGTCCAAATACTTTTTCTTTTATGTCTTTTAAGTCATTTGCTATTTTTCTGTCGTGTGCGATTACTATGACTCGGCATTCGTCGTGTTCAATATATTTGTTGAAGATTCCTAGTAAATCTTCCGTGTCAATGCTGCTTCGCTCGAGATCGTCAAAAACTATAATTCGATCTTTTTTTACTTCGTCACGCAAAATGGCGTTTGCAACTCCCGAGACCAATCCTCCAACATTGAATGTTATTCCTGGTAGGCCGAGTTCAGAACCATCGGCTTTATTTGCTGAATTTCGAATTTTTGATTTGTAGGGAAACATTTTGGCATACACTGTTGAGTAGACCTCTTCAGTGGTTTGCGATCCAAATAAACTTATATAATATATCTCCTCTTCGGTTAGTATTTCTTTTACTTGAAATGTTTTTCCTGATCCCCAGTCGCCACTTACTAATACGCCGTAACCTGGATTTTCTAGTTGTTTATAATAGTCCAGATATTTTTTGAGATGAGAATCTTCGTGTGGGTTAGATTTCTTTGTGGGCTCTTCTTCTTTTGTGGTCATGTGTGTGATTTCTGCACTATTTGTTGTGGGGGTGGTAATTTATTATCAAGGTTGCTGAGTTCGGGTTTCTGGGGAGGAACCAGTAAGCCACAAATAATATATGTCATTTGCCCGTTCATAAAACGCTTTTCCGCACGGAATAGATCTGTTTTTATGGGAGTGTGTATTGCTGTAAACGCAGCGTGGCGCGTTTCAAGCCCGACCGCAGTGTCAGGTTGTTTGTTTTCTACAGTTTACAAAGCCTCGGCATTCGCCGGGGCTTTTTCGTTTTCGGCTCCACCACACCCATTGCTCCGAGCTGGGAGTGCTGTTGGAGCCGAACCTATCTCGCTCCCCGCAAGGGAGGACGCTGGATGCTGCATATGCCAGAGAAGAACCCAGAAACATGGCTCATCGTCATGGCCTGGCTTAGCCAGCATGCTCCGATGTTCTATGCCGCGGCGCTGTCGTGCTGGATTGCCTTCCTCCGCGTCATTTACGGTGGAGGAGGGCGGCGGCAGGCCCTGCTGGAATCCTGCCTTTGCGGCGCGATTACAGCCGGAGCATTCCCGCTGCTTGAGTACTTCAATCTTCCTTCAAGTCTGGCAGCGGCCCTGGGTGCCGTTATCGGCACTCTTGGGGTGAAGAAGGTTGCCGACCTAGCAGACCGATTTACTGACTTCAAATTGCCAAAGCGGCAGGAGTGACCCATGCAACTGATCGACAACTGGCAACAAGCTCTGACCATGACCAGCGTGCAGGCGGGCGGCGCCATTGCTGCACTGGGTCTAGCTGAGCAGCTACTGCCACAACTACAGGCCGTGCTGCCGCCGCTTGCCTATGGCGTGCTGGGCCTGCTGGTGATGGTTGCCCGCGTGGTCCTTCAGCCGAAGCTGGGCAAGTAGGAGGCTGATGTTGGCTTGCAGTGGGTGTGCGTCCCGGCGTGACTGGATCAAGAAGTGGAGTGCAATTGCATATGAGCGTGCACGTGACCTCGTTGTTGGAGCGGATGCTGATCGAACATGGGTGCTCGTCGTCAGCCGCTGATGTTCATCATCACCACCGCCGGCGCTGACATCGAGGGCCCGTGCTACGACAAGCGCCGCCAGGTCATTGAGATGCTTGAGGGCACCGTCCCGGACGAGGAACTGTTCGGTTGGATCTGGACACTCGACGAGGGCGACGACTGGACCGATCCCAAAATGCTGGCTAAGGCCAACCCGAACCACGGGGTTTCGGTGTTCCAGGAATATCTAGAGAGCCAGCAGGCCCGGGCAATTCGCTCGGCGCGGTTCACCAACACCTTCAAAACGAAGCACCTGAACCTCTGGGTGAGCGCCAAATCCGGCTTCTTCAACATGGAAAGCTGGAAGGCCTGCGAAGACACCACGCTGACTCTCGAGCAATTTGAGGGGCAGGAGTGGATTGCCGGGTTCGACTTGGCTCGAAAGCTCGATATGAACTCCAGGGCTCGTTTGTTCTGGCGGGCCATCGACGGCAAGACCCACTACTACAGCGTCGCGCCGAAGTTTTGGGTGCCGGAGGACACGGCCTTCAACAGCGACAACAAGCGCATGTCGGAACGCTTTCAGGCTTGGATCAACTCCCGGCACCTGGATGTGACGGAAGGGGCAGAGATCGACTACCGCGAAATATTGGAAGACACCAAGGAAGCCAATCACCAGGCGCCGATTCGTGAGTGCCCGATAGACCCACATGGCGCTACAGGATTGAGTCACGACCTTGATGATGAAGGGTTCACCCCGATCACCATCACCCAGAACTACACCAACATGTCGGACCCCATGAAGGAGTTGGAGGCAGCTATTGAAGCGGGCCGATTCCATCACGACGGCAAACCGATCAGTTTGAGTGCTCAGGACACCCAGTTCATCGAATCCAAAAAACTGACCAGCGCACAGATCTGCGGGCTGTTCAGAGTGCCTCCCCATCTCGTTGGGTCAATGGAGCAGATGACGCTCAACAACATTGAGCACATGGGCATGAGCTTTGTGAACTACTCACTTGTTCCGCTTATGACTCGTATCGAGCACCGCGTGAGTGTCGGTCTGCTCAACGAAAAAGACCGCCTGACGCATTACGCCAAATTCAATGCCGGCGCCTTGATGCGCGGCGACCTCAAGGGCCGCTATGCGTCAAGTGTGCAACCAGATCACCGTCGGCACTCCGGATTACAAGCGTCTGGTGGGTCTCGGCGGCGCGGGTTCCGGCTGGGTTGGTGAAACAGCGGCACGGCCTGCCACCGGCACTCCGACCCTCGGCCAGATCTCGGCATTCATGGGGGAGATCTACTCCAACCCGCAGGCCACCCAGGCGAGCCTCGACGATATCTTCTTTGATGCTGAAGGCTGGCTGAACAGCGAGGTCGCTCGCGAGTTCTCCGAGCGCGAAGGGAACGCTTTCCTGCTCGGCGACGGCACCAACAAACCGAAAGGGCTGCTGGCCTATCCGATGTTGACCACCGGGGATGATGTGCGCGCGTTCGGCACTCTCCAAAAGATGGTCACTGGCACCGCCGGCGCATTCAACGGCGACAAGCTGATTGATCTGATTCATGCGCTGAAGGCTGGATACCGCGCGAACGGCACCTTCATGATGGGTAACCTAACCGTGGCTTACGTTCGCAAGCTCAAGGACAGCGAGGGTAACTACCTGTGGCGCCCGGGCTTGGAAGCTGGCCATCCTTCGACCTTGCTGGGCTACGGCATCACCGAGAACGAGGACATGCCGGATGTTGCCGCAGACGCGAACGCTATCGCTTTCGGCGACTTCAAGCGCGCCTACACCATCGTAGACCGCATCGGCACTCGCGTTCTACGCGACCCCTACACCAACAAGCCCTACGTCGGCTTCTACACCACCAAGCGCGTCGGCGGCATGCTGGTCGACTCCCAGGCCGTGAAGGTTCTGACCCTCAGCGCTGCGTAACCGTGGCGGGCGTCTTCGGGCGCCCGGCCCGTAGGAGAGCAACATGCCAACAATCAATGTGACCAAGCCGTTCCCCTTTGCGGTTGACGGCAACGAAGTCATTCAAATCGAAGTCGGCGAGCAGGAGGTTTCTGATCGCTGCGCGCTGGTCGCCGTTGAGCACCTGGGGTTCGCCACTTTGCTCGATGACGAAGGCGGTACCGAAACTGATCCGCTCAAAATGAAGATCGACGACCTTCGTGTTTGGCTGGCGGAGAAGGGCATCGACTTCGATCCCGCAGCGAAGAAGCCAGAACTGCAAGCCCTGGTTCCGAAGGATGATTGATCTACTTATCGTCAAGACTCATTTGCGGGTCGATTATGACGATGAGGATGCGCTGATTGAGGGTTACAGGGATGCAGCCCTCAGCGCATTTGAAGCTTGGACAAATCGCACCCTCATCTCCTCGGAAGCCTCTCTTCCTGATCCGGTCGGCAACGCATTGGTAATGAGCAAATCAATTCAGCAGGGCGCTTTGCTGTTGATCGGGCACTGGTACAGCAACCGCGAAACAGTAGTGGTTGGGACAATCACTGCCGATTTGCCGATGGCCACCAATGCACTGTGGAAGCCTCATCGATGGATTAATTTTTAAGGGGGGGTCTATGAGAGCCGGTAAATTGCGGCATCGAATAGTTTTCCAAGCACCTGGACTCGTTCAGGATCAAGAGACCGGCGAGATGCTTGCGGGCTGGGAGACCATCTGGGAGAAAGTCCCGGCCTCAGTTGAGCCGCTCAGCGCTCGCGATTTGATCGCAGCTCAGGCCGGCCAGTCAGAAGCCTCAGGCCGCATAGTGATCCGTTACCGCGGAGGTGTGCTGCCGACGATGCGCATTCTGCATCGTGGCGACATCTACAACATTCAGGGGCAACCAATGCCAGATCTTGTCTCGGGCCTTGAGTACCTCACCATCCTGGTGGCGAAGGGGTTGAACGATGGCTGAGACAGTTGAGTTCAGCATCCTTGGCCTTGACTCGTTGATGGCGAAGCTTGAGTCAGTCACCTATGACATGAAGCGCAAGGGTGGGCGATCAGCGTTGCGCAAGGCGGCTCAGTTGGTCGCCGACAAGGCAAAAGCAGAGGCGATGCGTTTGGATGACGCTGAAACCGGTCGCTCCATTTCTGACAACATTGCTATTCGTTGGAATAGCCGTCGCTACAACAGGACTGGAGACCTATCTTTCAGGATTGGCGTTCTTGGTGGAGCAAAGATCAAGGTCAAGGGTAATCCGGATCTAGGAGCAGGGGGGGTAACACCTCACTGGAGGTATCTAGAGTTTGGCACTTCGAATGTTCCCGCCCAGCCCTTCATGAGGAATGCGCTGGCTTACAGCATCAACGCTGCCACTGATGCCTTCGTTACCAATTACGAAAAAACTATTGATCGTGCGATCAAGCGGGTGGCCCGCGCCTCTGGAGGTGGTTGATGTTTGCTCCCATTTTCGCTGTATGTGCTGCTGACACGGGAGTCGTCACGCTGCTCGGCACGAACCCGACCAGGCTTTATCCGTTTGGTGAAGCCCCGCAGGACACGGTCAAGCCATACGCGGTTTGGCAGATGATCACCGGTAGTCCTGAGAATTACTTGGCGGGACGTCCAGACTTTGATGGTTTCACGCTGCAGGTCGACGTTTACGCGCCGACGGGTACGGCCGTGCGGGACATCGCCAAGGCTCTGCGTAACGCGATTGAGCTAAAGGCGAACATCGTGCGCTGGGGCGGTGAGTCGAAAGACCCAACCACCAAGATCTTCCGCTACAGCTTCGACGTTGACTGGATAGTCCAGCGCTGATTCACCCAAGCCCGCCTTGTGCGGGCTTTCTTTTTCCCGAAACTTGGAGACATGCCATGTCGATTTTGACCCAAGGCACGCAGATCTTTGCGCTGGTGCCAACTGTTGCTGACCCATCTGATCTCGAAGTAATCGAGATCCAGTGCGCGACAGCGTTCAATCCAGGCGGTAACCCCGCTGACCAAATTGAAGATACCTGCCTCAGCGACAAGGTTCGGAAGTATCTGCGTGGTTTGCGAACTCCAGGCCAGGCAACGATGACGCTGAACGCAGACCCGCGCAATGCCTCTCACGTCCGGCTGCACCAGCTTTCGGAAGACGACGACATCGGCAATGTGAGTTGGGTAGTGGGCTGGTCTGATGGCACCGCACCACCGACGCTCAACGTAGCTGGTGATGATTTCCAACTGCCTACCACGCGCACCTGGTTTTTGTTCGACGGCTATGTCAGCGACTTCCCGTTCGACTTCGCGGCAAACACGGTGGTGGTTACCTCTGCAACCATTCAGCGTTCGGGCGGTTCCGCCTGGATCCGCAAAACCACAACACCGTAAGGATCAATCATGCAGCTGAGTATCAAATCTCTGATGGAGCAAGGCTCGTTCACGGGCCGCCCCGTCATGAAGGAAATCACTTGGAAGCAGGGTGGTACCGAGCATACGGCCACCGTGTTTGTCCGGCCGCTTGGCTATCAATCTGCCGTAAGCGATCTGATGTCGGGCGTTGGCAAGCAGGATGGTGTGGCCGGCCGCATCGCTGTGAGCATCTGTGACGAGGGAGGCAATCCAGTCTTCACCGTTGGCGACATCACCGGCGAAGCTGACCCTGAGCGCGGTGCGCTGGATGGCAACCTTTCCATGGCCCTGCTCACCGTGATCGGCCAGGTGAACCAGTTGGGAAAGACGACGAGCTCTCCGACACCGACGAGCTCTGGCACGAAATCGCGATCTCGATCGGCGCCACGATCGCGGAAGCCAAAGAGCGTCTGAGTCTTTCCGAGTTCCGTAGCTGGGTGAGATACCGCGACAAGCGCGGCTCACTCAATTGGGGAATGCGCATTGAGCGAGGGGTGGCCACTCTGGCTGTCCTGTATGCAAATGCGCACAGCAAGAATGGCGGCTACTCCCTCTACGACTTTATGCCGCACGATTCAGAGCCGGAAATCTCGCTCGATCAGGCGATGGAAAGCTGGGCATAAACATAGGTCACGTCGCCATTCCGAAAGGTCGGTGTCGCTTGGAGTTATAGATGGCTAATTCACTTGGCACGCTGACGCTCGATCTGATCGCGCGAATCGGCGGTTTTACTGGGCCTCTTGATAAAGCCGAGGTGGCGGCTCGGAAGTCAGGCAAAGGAATTGCTGACTCCGCGAACATGGCCTCGCTCGCCTGGACCGCTCTGGGCGAAGTGGTTGCAGGTGCTGTCGCCGGCTTCTCGGTGGGCGCTGTTCTGACCAGCTTCATCACCGAAACTCGGGATGCTGAGAAAGAGCAGGCACAACTTGCCGCCGTGTTGAAGTCCACCGGGGAATCGGCGGGCTTCAGTCGCGATCAGCTCAACGAAATGGCTGACGCCATGGAGAAAGCCACCACCTTTTCAGGTGGCGATATCAACCAGGCACAGACAGCTCTACTTGCCTTCACTGGCGTTGTGGGCACTCAGTTCACACGGGCGCTACAGGCTGCTTCCGATATGGCTGCCCGCACAGGCACCACCGTCCAGCAGGCTGCCGAAACAATTGGTCGTGCACTGGACGTTCCAACAGACGGCCTCAGTTCGCTGAGCAAGCAAGGTTTCAGATTTACCGAAGATCAAAAGAAGCTCGCCGAGTCGCTTGAGTCCGTCGGTGATGTTGCTGGCGCCCAAGGCATTATCCTGAACGCGCTGGAAGAGTCGTATAGCGGAGCAGCTGCTGCCGCTCGTGACACGTTCGGTGGTTCGCTCGATGCGCTACGCAACACCGTTTCTAGTTTACTTACCGGGGAGGGCGGTCTTGGCAGTGCTCGCGCTGCGATCGAGGAAGTGAATAGTGCCCTCGGGTCTCCGGAAGCCCGCACGGCTTTGGGATTAACTGCTCAGGCCGCGACCGCCTTGGCTGTAGTTCTCACCACCCGTCTTGCTGCAAGCGCCGTCGGCACTGCTGTAGCTTTCGCCGCAGCTCAGGTCGAAGCTGTTCGCTACCAACTGGCGCTGGCGCGTATGGCCGGTGTGGCTCCGGCAACTGCAGCCGGGCTTGTAGGCATTGGCGTAGCAGCTCGTGGTGCTTCGGCAGCCATGGCGCTGCTTGGTGGTCCAGTAGGAGTGGTCCTGCTCGCGGCCAGCGCACTGGCCTACTTCGCGCTGAGTGGCGATGACGCGGACGAATCCGCCACTACGCTCACCAACAAGATCGACTTCCTGAACAAGTCGTTCGATGGGTTCACCAAGAATCAAGCCGCCTCCGCCCTGCAAGACATCAATCAGGATTTGATGGAAGCACAGCTGCGCGCCATCGACGCAGAGAGCGCGGTTTCGCAGTATCAGCGATTGCTGCGCGATCATCCGAACGATGCCCGTCAGCGACAATGGAACGAGTCGCTGATTACCGCTCAAGGCGAGCTTGATACAGCACGTCAGAAAGTCGAGGCATTCGGTGCACAGATCAATGTGCTGAACGGAATCCTTACCGCTCCTGTGGTGGTTGAACAGTCGAAGGCATTCAAGGACCTGGCCAATACACTCGACGAGCAGATATTGCTTTCGGGCAAAAAGACGAACGCCGATAAGCTTGCGGCCCGCATAGGTGCAGGTCTCGTCACCGGCTTGAAAGAGGGCGAGGGCGAGTTGCTGGTAGTCAAGGCGAAAGCTTTGGACGCGAGCGAAGCTGCTATTGAAGCAGAGAAGAAAAGCGCTGCGGCTTCGAAGCAGGCTGCTACGGCCGCAGCCACCGCCGCGTCAGCGCTGACCAAGCGAGGTGAGGATGCTGTCACCGACTACCAGCGCCAGATCGCGCTGATCAATACCTCTGCAGATGCGCAGAAGAAAGCCACGGAAGCGGACAAGCTCAGGTTTGAATTGGCTTCCGGCAAGTTGGTTGGCATCAACGCAACTCAGCAGAAGCGGTTGGAGGGTCTGGCTGCGGAACTGGATGTACTCCAAAAGCTCAAGGTTGCCAACGAGGAGTCAGCCAAATCGGCGGCTTTTGCAGCAAATCTTCGCGCGGAAAACGATACCGTGCGTACAGGTTTCGATATGGAGCTTGCAGGCGCCGCCATGGGGGAACAAACCCGGGAGCGGATGCGACAGGATCTGGCGCTTCAGCAAGACTACAACCGACAGGTGGCCGATCTGCAGAAGCAATTGAACGCCGGCGATATCACCCAAAGCTTGTATGACACCGAGACAGAAATGCTTCGGGAGGCGCTGGCGGAGCGTGTGCTCCTGCAAGAGGATTACTACAGCAGGGTGGATAGCCTTCAGGGGCAAGGCGTGACGGGGTTCATCAGTGGCGTGGCCACACAAGCCGAAGCCAGCATGGATCTCTACAGCACGATGCAAAGCGTAGGTGCAGAGACGTTCCACAACCTCACCGATGCAATTACGGATTGGGCCGAAACCGGCAAGCTTGACGCCAAGGGGTTGGCTGCCAGCTTCATTCAATCCGTTGGGCAAGCGCTGCTTTCCTACGCGGCGGCTCAAGTTGCTATGGCCGGCCTCAATGCATTCACCGCAATGATCGGCATTCCATTCGTTGGGCCAGTCGTTGCGCCTGGTGCAGCCATCGCTGCGACAGCAGCGGCGGGAGTGATGATGACGGCTGTGGGCTCAGCTCTGGACGGCCAGGCGCACGACGGCATCGACTACGTTCCAGCCGACGGCACCTGGAACCTGAAAAAGGGTGAGCGGGTAACCACTGCCGAAACCAGCGCAAAGCTGGATCGCACTCTTGACCGGGTGAGCAAGGATCGCCCCAGCGATGGCCCATCAGCGGCCCCCGTAATCAACCTGATTGAAGACGCCAGCCGTGCCGGGCAGGTCAATCGTCGTCAGCTCACAAAGCAAGACGTCATCGATATCTACATCTCCGACATTCGTGGGGAGGGAGATATTCATGAAGTCAACCAGAGCAAATACGGCTTGAAATCGCAAGGCTACTGATTGGGGGGGAACTAATGAGCAATCCTATTAACGTCGCCTATGCCTCAGTCGGCAACGACTTGTTCGTCGATACGATCGAGGCGACTTGTTCCGCGTGGGTGACACCGATCCTCATCTGCTCCGGCTATGAGGATCGCGTCTGCGTAACAGAGGACGGGCGCACGCTCGTCTTTTTTGCGATGGCGGTGGAAGAGGCCCTGCCCGTGCGGGACAACAGCGGGTACCAGAACCTGAATATTGCTTTGGACAACACCAACGGCAAGGTCCAGGCGGCAATCGAGCAGGCGCGCGCAGCATCGGCTCGCATCGTTCTTACGAAGCGTCGATACCTCGAAAGCAATCTGACCTACCCGGCAGAGCGCTATCGGCTATCGGTGCTTAACCGGCAGTACGCCAACGACGTGGCCACGCTGACGTGCGGCCTGTTCGACCTGCTGGGAACGGATCACCCGCGCAACAAGCTGACTGCCGCCGTCGCGCCTGGGCTGATCTTCATATGAAAGACATTGCGGATTACCTGCCGGCACCTTACCGGGACGGCGCGCGCGGGCCGTTGGCTTTCGACTGCTATGGCCTTGTCAACGCTGTGCGGCACGAAGTGTTCGGCCTGCCGCTGATGCCATCGCTGGGCGGTGTCGGTCGGTCCAAGTTGCGCGAGAACACCAAGGCATACCGAGAGATCAGCGCCGGCCTGGAAGAGTGTCTGCCAGAGCCTGGCGCCATTGCCTCGGCACTGATTGGGGAGTTCCTGGATCACGTCGGCGTGGTCGTGCACCTGGACGGCCAGCTGAAGGTTCTCGATACCAATCCGGGCGGCCCCCGCATTCGCACCGTGCGCGACTTCGAGTCGCGTTATCAACGAGTGGTGTATTACCGATGATCGAATTCTTCCCCAACAAAATGGCCGACTCGCAGCCGCTGGCCACGTTCACGACTGACCGGCGCATGACCCTGGAAGAGTGGCTGCTTGAGCAAACGCGGCTGTATAAGCGCGGAGAGGCTCAGCCGGTCAGCATCGCCATCAACGGCGAAATGATCGAGGCGCGTCTGTGGCACAAGGTCAAGTTCAGGCCGGCCGATCATGTGCAAGTATGGAATGAGCCGAAAGGTTCCGATCCATTCACTATCACCGCCCTGCTGATTGTTGGCGCATTTGCCGCGACCAAGCTGCTGATGCCAAAGATGCCAGGGATGCCGTCCAATTCAGGCGTCGCCCAGGGCAACCCGCTCGATGAGGCCAGCGCCAAGGGTAACAAGGTCAAGCTCGGCGAGCTGATTCGCAATATCGCCGGGCATCAGAAGGTGTACCCGTCGTACCTGGCTGAGCCGCGCGACTGGTTTGCCGCGCCGCGCGAAAAATGGGTTGAAATGCTGCTGTACGTCTCCGAAGGCGCGCTGGATATTCCAATCAATAAGATCAAGGTGGGTGAAACTCCGCTGATTTCCCTTGGTGCGGATGCTCAGGTTGCGATTTACGCGCCAGGCGCTGACGTGTCTGCCGATACTGCCTCGATGCTGTGGTTTAACGCCAAAGAGGTCGGCGCCAGCTCCAGCGGCGCGGCCGGCCTGGAATTGACCTTATCAACCAACATCACCCCGTCAGCCACGGCCTCGGCCTATCAGTTCAACGGAAATGCGATTGCAATTCCGGCCGGCGCGGGCAGCTTCCCGGCAGACTGGGCGACAGTCCTGGTTGTCCGCGCGCTCGCCCCGTATACGTACACCGTGGTCGATGGCGGGGCGGGCCGCGACATCATCCAGGGCCCGCTGGAAATGCTGAGCCCGGCCCCGGGCATGCTGATTGAAGTCTCTGGGGCGAACGCGGGCAACTACGTCGTCAACAGCTACACGCCGTATGCGCCGGCCGTGCCGCCTACCTCGGGAACCGCCTCGACGATTCTCGGATCGAGCATTCCGGCGCGCTATGACTTCGACGTGACACCGCTGTCGGTCACCGTGACACTGGGCAGCACGCCGTATGCAGTTAACCTGACAACGGCAACGACCAACCTTGCCGGCCTGGTATCGGCATTCAACACGGCCAAGGGTTCGGCGCCATTCCTGGCCAGCGCTTCATCTGGCCGCCTGCTGATCACTCAGTTCGGCACCTTTGGCGGCGAGAGCATGGTTGCCACCGGCGGCGCCGATATCCTCGGCAGCAGCCCGACCAATACCATCGGCACGCCAGCCAGTGCCGGCACGCCTGAAGTTCCGGCGCAAATGACTTTGGACTATGACGGCGGCTCGCCAGTGGTGGGCCTGGCCCTGGGTTCTGGCCTGGCCACCATCGGGCCACGCGGCCTGCGCTACCGGATCACGGCGTTTGGCACCTCGATCATGACCGTTGACCGCCTGACCTCGTCGGGCTCGGTTGATGCGGGATGGATTGGATTCAACGCGATGGAAACCGTAAACGGCGGGATCAGCCTGGATCCGTCCAGCTTATCTGGTGGCTATCGAGGCCCGATCTCCTGCTCGCCAGAGGCGGAAAAGGTGACGCACATCGAGTACACCGTGACATTCGCCAACGGCCTGATCGGCATGGGCCGAAAAGGTGATGAGTACACGATCTATTCGTCTCACCAGTTCGAGTATCGCGACATGGATGTTGCAGGAGCGTGGACCGTTCAGACGCAAACCGTCACCGGTCACTCGCGGGATGCGCAAGGCTTCACCTTTCGGATCGCGCTGCCCTACCCGATGCGACCAGAATGCAGAATCAAGCGCCTGGCCAAGGGCGGCGGTTCCAACAGCGCCGAATGGATTGATGCTCCCGCGTGGGAAAGCTTGCGCGGCTTGCGTCAGACGCGACCGACCAGTTATCCGGGCATGACCGTCATGTCAGTCAAGATTCGCGGTGGTGACCGGCTCTCTGCGCAATCTGAAAACCAGGTCAACGGTGAGGCAACCCGCGTGCTGCCGGTTCGCTCTGGCGGGGCCTGGCAGGCACCGGTAGCGACCCGCGGAATCGTGCCCTGGTGTCTCAACGTGCTGAAGTCGCTGGGCTATGAGGACGGCGACATCGATCTGGCCGAATGGGACCGACTGGACCTGGTGTTTAACGCCGCCGGCCAGTATTACGACGAGACCATCGATGACAGCAGTACCGCCAAGGATCGCCTCAACGATGCGCTGGCCTGCGGCTTTGCCGAGCTGACCATCAAGAACGGCCTGGTCAGCTTGGTGCGTGATGAGCCGCGGGCGGTATTTGATATCACCTACGGCCCGAAGACGCAGACCTACAGCCCTCAAAACATGACCAAGAAGCTCAGCATCGCCGGGCCGCTGACCTCGCTCAACGACTTTGACGGCGTGGATGTCGAGTATTACTCGAATATCACTTGGGCCTGGGAACCAGTGCCATGCCGCTGGCCAGGCGATTCCGGCAACAAGGTCGAGAAGGTCAAGCTGCCGGGCGTGGGCGACAAGAACCGCGCCTATCAGTTCGGCATGCGCCGTCGTGGACACCAAAAATTCCGCCAGGATACCTACACCTGGGAAACTGAACTGGCCGGCATGAATTCGGGTTACCTGAGCTTCTGCGCGGTGGCCAGCGATACCCCAGGGCAATGCCAGAGCGCAGAGCTTGCCAGCGTAACGGCTGTCAGCGGGGGCTTCCTGCTGGAATCGACAGAGCCCATCGACTGGTCTGCACCTGAGGCATACAAGGTCGGCATCAGTCGGCCTGATGGCTCGCTCTCTGGTCCCTATCCGGCAACAGCTATCGACGATTACCTCGTGCAGGTTGCAGATCTTGATTTTGTCCCTGATACAAGCATGAGCGGGAACATGTCGCTGCCGCAGCTGCTGATCGGGCCTGTATCGAGATGGGCTTACGCGGTACTCGTTACGAAATCGGACCCGTCCAACGGCAATGTTTCCATGAAAGGCATTCCCTACGATGCTCGTGTCTACACCTACGACAACGCTACTGCGCCATAAGGACGCCCCATGATCCAATATCCGGAAGGTCTGCCGCTTCCGTTGAGGGAAGGGTACGGCTTTAACCCCCTCAGCCCGATGAAATCAACACCGCTGGTGACAGGCAAGAAAATCCGGCGCCGCGCCTATCAGAACGTACCGACAAGAACCTCCGTCACTTGGTTGCTCAGTGCTTCCGAGGCGCAATTGTTCGAGGGCTGGTTTGAGCACGTTCTGATTTCTGGAACGCTGCCATTTGAGTGTCCATTCAAAACACCGCTTGGGCTCGAAAACCATCAGGCGAACTTCGACGACATATACACCGGACCAGAGTTGGTCGGCGTGGATCATTGGCGGTTTACCGCTGAACTCTGGCTGCTCAAACGCCCCCTCATAGATGCTGAGTGGGTGCTGATCGCACCAGAGTACGTCCTCTATTCCAGCATCTTCGACAGGGCTATGACTCAGAGGTGGCCTCGCCACTTCGACGAATAACGCTCAGTGCCGGCCAGCTCTGGCCTTCACGAACACCTGACACCCCCACCGGTATACTGCCGGCCTTTCCCGTTTCTAGGTTTGGTCGTCATGGTTAATCGCCGGCAATTATTAAAACTCAGCGCCCTCGGCACCGCCTCCTTCGCGGCGCCGCTGGCGTACTCTGCGAGCAAGATAACCATGGCCTACAACACCGGCAACGCACCCGGATCTTCGAGTCCGAAGGACTTGATCGATAACGCCGAGGATTTCGATTTTCTATTGACCGGAACTGGCGTCTCTCATCCAAACCGCCTGGGTGTTTCACTTAAGTCGTGGAAGGGGATGGAGGGTGAGTTTGACGCTGACCAGAGTCGTCGCGCGACTGAGTTTGATGTAGATCAGACGGAGCGGGGTGTCCAGTTCAACGCCTTTTTGGATGCCAGCGGTTATGAGGAGGCTATTCCGTACGCGCCAGGAATAGTGTTGGACCGAACGACAAAAACCGTCAGATACGATGGTGATGAATACAGGGTTAAAAGCCAGTTCCTTCCGTTGACAACAACTAACTGGGCAACTGATGGCCCAAAGCTGAAGTTGATCGGCGACGACTCTCTTCGGCAGGACCAGGCCAACTCTACGGAACCGAGCAAAGGTCTGGGGATGGTTGGGTTCGACCGCTCACTTGCTTATGCCCCATTCACAGCGGGCTTCGCCCTCAGCAAATCTCTCGCCGTGCAACTCCCGATTGAGCTAATCGGCGGTAGCGCGACACCGGGGCATAACAACGGCCCTGCATTCGCGGCTTACGCTCAAATGCTTCGTCTCGGCTTCCACCCAGTCCTGATGTTGCGCGGGGGCAAATATGGGTCAACCGACGACATCATGTTTGATAGGCCGCCAAGTATCAGCGGCGTTGGGGGCGGGGTCTTCCAGGCGGACCGGGAAACGGATGGATCCTACATTGTCGATGAGCGGCCAAATAGCCCGAACTTCTTTTTCAAGCTGACGCAAGGTGCGCTTGCCGGATCCTTCACTTGCGGCGTTCTTCAGGACTTCACGATCATGGGTAACCGTGGTGTGACCGATAACTACGGGGTCAGCTTTCATGACATCGGCTGGAACTTTGCAACTCGCAACCTCAGTATTGTGGACTTCTCAAAAACCGGTCTACTGACCCACTCCATGAACGACGCCGACCACATCGGTCTCAAGATCTTGGGTTGCGGGGGGATGGTGGGTGGAACAGCCTACTACGCACTGGACAACGGCCCGCATTACACGGCGCCCCCTGCTGCTGGAGCTACCACTAACCTGCAAACCTTTACTCGGCTCCATATCGAACACAGCCGGTTTGTTGCCCGACTTAACGGGTTTGGCCAGAAATTCATTGGTCACCACTTTGAGATGTTCGCTGACTCGATCATTGCGGCCGGTCACTCGAGCCTGCCTCCTATTGATCTTGGATACAGCGGTCCGTCGAACTCTTTCATCGGCGGTACCACCGTTGACGTTGGCTACAAGGTTTACGCCAATCTAGTGCCGGATGCAGTAGCAGCAACGCCGGCGCTCAAGCTCGCGGCAATCCCAGCAGTAATCGGTAGCACTGCGACCATCACCGGCGATCCTGTTTTCGAGGGTTGGAAATTCTCTACGTGTGAATTTGCTACAGCGGACGCATCTAAGTACATGTCCCTCCCAGGGCACACCGTCTATTTGTCGGATTGCATAGCCGGTCGGTCCTTCGTGTACACGCCGGGTTTTGTGCTGGGAGCGGGCTCAAAAGTCCGAGGCGGTCGCTATCACGGAGTCGTGCCGAACGTCAGCGCCGATCCGGTGTTCGGTCCTGCTATCGGCATTAAGGCGGGGCCGGTCATCAGTTTGCCGACCACAGGTATCCCTACCGAGGTCAGCGGGACCACGCTATGGTTTTCTACGGGCCCGTCCAACGTCGGGAATGTGACCGATATCACCCCTAATGCCATCGCGGGCGGGGTGAATCTCGGGGCCTACCTGGGTAACACCATCGCTGCTGGGTACACCCAGGCTATCGCTGCTGGTGTCGGCTCTCATGTTCCGGGCGGCATGACTGTTCGTACCGGTGATGGCGCCGGGGTTCGCTTTTCGCGCCTTACCCCCGGCAACCTTACCCAGGACACAGCCAGCTTCAACGTGATATTCAGCGCCTATCCCAGTAACGGCGTCCGCATGGGTACTGATGGTGCAAGTATCCAGCTCACCCCTATAGGGTCTCCGGCTTCGTACCTGGGCACTGCTGCCATCCCGTGGGCCAATGGTGTTATCCAGACGGCTTGGATTGTCACCTCGGACGAGCGGACTAAGCAGCAGATCACCTCGATTGAGGAGGCAGCTTTGCGTGCTTGGGCCAAGGTCGATTATCGGCAGTACAAGTTCAATGACGCGGTGGCGATCAAAGGGGATGGGGCTCGTTGGCACTTCGGCGTGATTGCCCAGCAAGTACAGGAGGCGTTCGAAAGCGAAGGACTGGATGCTTTTGAATACGGCCTCTTGTGCTATGACGAGTGGCCGGAACAGGCTGAAGTCCTCGGTGAAGAAGGCGAAGTTACTCAGCCGTACCTCGCCGCTGGGGGGCGCTACGGCGTTCGGTATCAAGAGGCGGAAGCCCTTCAGGCCGCGTACGTCAAGTCTAAAATCAAGGAGCAGGAGGAGGCAATTAAAGCGCTGACTGCCCAGATTGAGGCGCTGCTCCAAGGGTAACCGTTCATTGATTATCAGAAAGATCAGCCCGCCCTAAAGCGGGCTTTTTTTCGCCTGGAGAAAAGCATGCTCATCACATCGCAGCAACTGCTGCAGATCCTCCCGAACGCCCGCCCAGTTGCCGGCGTTTTTGTGCCCGCTCTGAATGATGCGATGGCGCGGTTCAAGATTGAAGGCGGGCTGCGTGTCGCCGCGTTCTTGGCGCAGATCGGGCACGAGTCCGGACAGTTGCGCACTCTGGTCGAAAACATGAACTACAGCGCCGATGGCTTGATCAGGACTTGGCCGAAGCGCTTCAACCTACAGACCGCAACTGAGACGGCCCACAAACCTGAGCAGATCGCGAACATCGTCTACGCCTCGCGCCTGGGCAATGGGCCTGCTGTAACCGGTGACGGTTGGCTGTACCGGGGCCGTGGACTGATTCAATTGACCGGGCGCAGCAACTACTGTACAGCCGGCGCGGCCTTGGGTCTGCCGCTAGAGGAACATCCAGAGTTGCTTGAGCAGCCGGAGCAGGCCGCGCTATCGGCAGCCTGGTTCTGGTCGACCAACAAGTTGAGCGAACTGGCTGATGCGGGGCGCTTTCAGGATATCGGCAGCTTGCTAAATACCGGTAAACTGGGTCGAGTGCCGCACGGGGCCATTAAGCGCAAGGCGTTGTATGACCTTGCTCTGAAAGTCCTGGCGTGAGCAGGGACTAGTGAATTAGCCGGTGGCTAGCTAAATACCTCCAGGCTAAGGATTGGAAGAGGTGTGAATGATGGGCTATTGGCTCGACTAAATTGAGGCAGGTAAAACGCTGATGGACTAAGCAATGGATGCACTGCGTCGGTACGATGAGGCCAAGAATACTGTGCCACCGGCAGAGCTTGAGCGCCTGCAGGTTGGGGTTCAATCACTCTTTCAGGCTTATCACGAACACCAGTGGAGACTTTCGGATGGTCCCGCTCAGCCACTTAATTAAGGCGAAGGAAATCTTGGGTTCGATTTAGACTTTCGATGTTGTTTTATGCTTTAAAAATAAGCAGATTTCTGCGTGTCCAGCATAGTTGGCTGCATATCTAAGAGTTCTCTGCGCTGGCGGCAGAAATACCCCCCCCACACACCTGCTATTTTGATTTCGGTCCTCCGCGTGGCCCTGCATTTTCCAGCTTGTTGGATCGTCGCAAAGGTGATGCGGTAGCGAGTCGCATCATGGCGTGCTGGATCCAGAGAGAAATTGGAAGCGCCGAGCCGTTTGCTTTGAGTGTGGCGTTTATGGATCAGTTATTAATTATCGGATATTTAAACTGAATTTTGTAGGGGTATAGCAGAGTGGATCGTGCACGGCTTATTACAAAAGCTCCCGCCTGGCACTTTGGGTGTCAGGTGCTGGGCGGGACAGAATTTATAAGCGATTTTTAATGAGCTCGTGAGGCATCCATCATCGAGTTGGGAGTGCTGTTGTCGATATTTTTGAATATCTCAGAGAACATAGGGATTAGAAGTTTGTTCCCGTGCTCACTTAGATGGTCGTCATCACGGTATAATGGCCAATTTTCTTTTTTTCCATAGCATCGATCATCCGAGCATAGATACGGTAGAGGATCTAGTATTTTCGCACCGCACTGATCTCGTGCAGCATCTTGCGCCCGCCAGATGAAATTTTGGCGCCGATTGTAATCGGCAAGAGTTACATAGATATCTGTCGATATGCCGATTATTTTATCTCTCGCCATGCGTGTGGGAACATCAACCCCCATTTCGGGAATTGGTCGCACTAGGTATACCGTACGGTGTTTCGCAATTTCGCATACTGTATTTGTCAAATTTCGAGCGTACTCTTCGAGAAACTCCGGTTCGGGTTTCTGGTAAGGCTTGGAGAAATATGCTTGTGGGTTGTCTTTTTGGCTTGTGTTTTCATTAGCTCCCAGAGCAAAGAATGCATGGCGGTTAATGATTATTACTGGAATGTTTTGAGGTGTATTTTCTAGCTTTTGGATGGCCCAGTCTACAAATGCTCCACAATCTTTGCGCTCTAAAGTTTGAACGCCTTGAATAAAAGGACAAGCGTTGTACGCCCACTCCATTATCCCGCTGTCAGGCGATGGGGCTGCTGATACTATGGCGGAGATGATCGCATTAGCATGGCTATCCCCCAATACGATTGCTTGTAAATCGTTTCCGCCAAACATGCAGGATGGCGACACAACTCCGGAATTTAATGTGCATTCATCACTGCGAGGATTTTTATTCAAGGATTCTAGGCTAATTGATTCAACTTTCGGATCGAGTCGCCCGATGATGCCCTGATTCAAATAGATAACAGAGCCCAGAAAAATTACCGGCAAGGTAAAGGCGCATAATCCTAAAGAGCTTTTACTAAAGCTTTGATTGTTCAGGAGTCGACGTGTTGGTGACTCGACCAGATGATACGAGAGGTGGCCGAGGACTAATGTCAGTCCCAACCCCATGGCGATGAGAGAAGGATTTTCCTGCTGTCCAAAATAAGTTAGAGCCACAACGATTGGCCAGTGCCACAAGTACAAGGAGTATGAGCGCGTCCCCAACCATTGTGTAACTGATAGGCCTGTCCAAAATGAATTAGATCGAGCAGCTAATAATATAAGCAACGTCCCGGTTACTGGGACTAGTGCTCGCCAACCCGGCCAGCTCGATGATGAGTCAAATCCGACAATGGCTCCGATAATTAGGACGAACCCAGCCGCCTCAAAAGCAAAGCGCGTGCCAGCAGTCAGCGGTCTGGTTGCCAATAGAAATACGAGCCCCCCAGCTAGCATTTCCCAAGCTCGGGTTGGGAGTAGATAGAACGCAGCAGTTGGCTCCCGTGGCGTGAGAATTACAGACAAGACAAGCGAAGTCAGCAGCCCGATTAGCAAAACCAAGGCGACGGACTGGCGATCGGAGCGCCACTTCCAGACAGCAACAAGCACTAACGGAAGAAGGAGATAAAACTGCCATTCCACTGCTAATGACCATGTATGAAGTAGCCATTTTTCATGGGATTGCGTGTCGAAATAGCCGGCTTCGCGCCAGAATTTAATGTTTGAAAGGAAGAATATTGCGAATACTGAGTGGATCCCCAGAGACTTGTAGTCAAGTGGTAATAATGTCCACCAGCCAAGTGCTAACAATACCGCACATAGAACTATCAGCGCGGGCAAAATTCGGCGAGCTCGTGCCATATAGAAATTGAAGACGGAAAAGTTTGACATTTTACCGCGTTCAAGACCTTCTACGACGATGCCCGTCATAAGGAAGCCAGATATAGCGAAAAAAATGTCAACGCCGACAAATCCTCCAGAAAATCCATTTACCCCAAAGTGATAGAGAATAACTGCAAGAACGGCCCAAGCGCGGAGCCCACTTATATCGTCCCTGAAACTTTTATGCGTGATTTTCATTTTTTTGGTTGCTTAGAATTGTGGTTTGATATAGCTATCTGCCGCAGATTCGCGGCGGGTTATGATGCCTGAACTGGTTCGTGTGGTGAAGCTGACTTTTGAGAAGGCTCAACGGAAAATATAAGAATCACGCCGGCGAGGCTTGTGATTGAGCGTATAAAAGGAAAGCAATAGAGCCTTTATGAGAGTGGCTTCTGATTTCTTCCGTGCGTTGTACGGGTTGTATATGCGGTAATCGGGCGCAAAGATTTTGACGAGGCCATGTGACGAGTTGCATCGAGAGAGGATGCCGTTCGGTCGGTAGGACGCCGGAGAAGGCTGGGCCAATTCTTGGGCCAATTTATCTGAGAATGACGGAGCTCAGCGAGGAAAGCGCTTGGCCTTTGGATTCAAAGGCCAAGCCACCGGAGGACCCCATCATAGACGTCATCATTAAATGTCGCGGCTTATGTGGATAGGGTGTCAGTGAAGGGTCTCTATACCAGAAATGCAAAGCCCCGAAGGTTCGCGGCTTCGGGGCTTCTATTTTCGCCTCCATTCCTTAAACGTTTGGCGAACGTGGCTGACAGGCTATCAAAACCTATAACGGCAAGCATCAGAGATTGGCGCTGCCGTTAATCACTGGCGTTTTGAGCGGTCTGCCTTTTCTTTTTCATGATATTGAAAAAGTAAATAAGCTCTTAAACCGAGAGCACCAAGGCAGAAAAACATGCCAATGATGAATTGAAATGTGGTCATGGTCTCCCTCCAAAACAACCAACAGAGAACCATCTCACCAGGAGCCAGCTTAAGTAAGCCGCAACTTGTTACAGTTTGTGGCTTCCTTAATAGATACTTGAAGTTTTATGCCAGCCGTCACAAGCAGGTGCAAGCCGGGAAGAAGCAGGAGCAAATGAATCGATCAGCGTAGAAGGCGTATTTTTTGCCAGCTGTCTTCACTGGTGACCGTTCCCGTGTCGCCGATCACAGCAAACTTAGTAGCTCTGTAAATGGACGTAATATGCGAGCAGTGCAGTCCTCGAAGTTTTCGATAAGCCCACGTCCAGCCGTGCTTGTTAGTTTCGCTGATGCTTTCCCCCAGGTAGATACCACCTATTCTATGGTGTTAGCGGGGACCTAACGAGTAGCAAGCGATTGATTTCAGGCGTCAAAAAGTTTGCTTAACACCTGCCATTCACTCCGGAGTCATCAAAACCGCAAGCGTCAGCTTGATAAACTCTTCATTTTTGTCGATCGTCTGCAGGGCGCCGCGCACATTTCCACCGACCTCGGTCGCTCCGCGCTGCTCGACCCAGCTCGAAAGCTCCATGATGGCGGCTTCCAGAGTGATCTGGTTTTCGTTGATCTTGAATAGCAGGGAAGGGAGTAGGTCTGAGTTTGGCATCGCGAATCCTCCGTGGAGTTTTCAGCGTAGCAGGGGCGAGCTATTGGCTTGGGTTTCAGGTCGGCAGAACGCCGGGGAGGGATGACACTACTGTAGGAATATACAACGCTAAGTTATTGATTCTTATAGGGTGAAATGTTGATTTTGTACCTCGTTAAAACCACCGGTTTTTCCTTTTGGATCAATAGCTTGCACTGGTTTTGGGGTCACCTTGACATGGTGGGGGTCGTTGGTTCGAGTCCAATCGCGCCTACCAAACAAAATCCGCTCTGCTGGGCGGTCTGGAAGGGCTCACCGAAAGGTGGGCCCTTTTTTGTTGTCCTGGATTTCTTGCAGAACGTTCACAAAGTATCGGGTTCGTTCACACTGGGCAATGTGAACGCCGATTCAGGCTCAAAGTCTGGAAATCCGCAGAGCCAGCAATACCGGCAACCGGCGCTGCAGTCCTATTTAATGTCCAGGCACACAAATAACACTTCGATGGTCTACGACCGGGCAGTGAGCACTAACTGCTATCAAGGAATAAGAGAAGTTCCTTGGTTGGGATCAACCGAGTCTTTTGCATATAGATTAATTTCAGCTGGTTAAGTTGATTCTCAACCAGTCATATTTACCTAAAGTCAGGTTAACTCCGAGACAAGGTTTTTCTGCAAAGTTTCCTGCAGCTGGATTAACCATGTCCAACCTGGCGGAATATTAAGCCAGTTGTGGCACCGCTGCAGTGCAGGACGACTGGACTACCATCAGGCTTCTTGTCGCTCTTGTGGCTGACGGGTATAGCGATTGATTCAGCTGGCGCGACTTTCCATGACCGTTGGCGCCACTGACGAAGCAGTTTATAGAAACTCTTGATTTTCTTTCTCGTCTTTAACATTTTTCAGGCGCCAAATATTTGAACTTCTGGAGTTGATCGAAAAGCGATTGGCTTTAGCGCGATTTATTCATACGCGTCATTACAATTTCAGCCATAAGTAAGAAAACGTCCAACTAGAACAAGCGGCGAGGAGTACTGCAACCCGACAAGAGCCAAAATACTGACAACAAAAAACAGTCACATTCTCCCAATTAAGTCGGTGATATATCATGATCAAGATCATGGCCTACTTTTTAATTGGAGCTGTAACTGCAGGATGCAACGGCATCGTAAAACCCGACTTTTCGGGTCCTGCCAATGATTCATACTTTTTAGTCCATTCGGGGTTTCCCGCACCGTATCTATACATGGCCTCGGCCGTGCAATGGAACGATGACTATGCGGTAACCACCCGCCACACTCCGTTCATCCCCAACGTGAAGTACAGCTGCAGCACGGGCTGTGATCTCGTCTTCATCCTGCACAAGGCCAACGGCCGCTACCCATCATGGCGCGCACCGCGTGTTGGCGAGAGCATAACTGCCGTTGGGGCGAGTCCTTACCTCATGACCACTACCGGGAAAGGCAAGGTGTATCCAACGCCTTTCGTCAATACCGATGAACACAGCGGTGATCTCTATGCCATCCATGATGCCCCGCTGATCAAGGGCATGTCGGGTGGGCCGGTCCTCACCAGTGACGGCTGCATTGTCGGCATCAATATCGGTTTCTACTCAACCACTCTGAACGATGTGAGCAATCACTCCGGCGTAAAGGGGGCTGAGAGGATCAGCATCTTTATTCCTTACTCGATCATTCAGCGCGAGTGGGGGATATTGCAGGCAAAACTTGACGATCCACACGGCGCGAGGTATGTCGCGAAGTAACTTTTGGCTATCAGCCAATTGTCCATCGTGTCTAAGCAAACAAAATCCGCTCTGCTGGGCGGTCTGGAAGGGTTCACCAAAAGGTGAGCCCATTTTGTTATCCTGGATTTCTTGCAGAGCGTTCATGACATCGTAAATGGATCTTTACCACCTTCGGCAGGTCAGTCGGGTTGAAGATTTGGGTGCGAAAGAGCGCGAAGGGGAATTGCGTGCCGGAACGAAACACCTTCTTGATGCCCGGCCGGGGGGGGGGCTGCCGATGTAACCGTAGTTGTAGGTGTTACCGTCGATGAGTTGCACCGATAACACGATTGTCTCCGTACGCAGTCCATAAATAACATGGAATACGGCGTATCACTGTTCGGAGTTTTTGTCTGCGGCGTAGTCGTACATGAACGCATGGTTCAAATATCATCGTACAGCCAACGGCTCTCGGTAGTAGGGTTTTCATCAACATGCATCTCTATTCGTCAAGTCGGATGAGTGAGTTGGTCAATTAGCTACTAATCAGGCGTTAGCGTTTGCTCAAAACATGAGTTCGCATAACGCACTTTGATTTATCTGAAGATGCTTACTGCTACAGGCAGTGCCTGCTGTAGTGCCAGACTTGGCAATTACAATGCTTGTGCTTGAAGGGCCCCGTTTTTTACTCGTACGGCAAGGAGCATAAAACCCTTGCTGGTACTAAAGATCATTATCGACTTGTAGGGAGGGGGCAGACTGTGGAGTTATGTTTTGTCTATGGATTTTCAACCCACAAATAACTGCGTGTTGTTTGTTGAGCCTATGGTGGGATTCACGCTTCGGGGTGGAGAAGCCAATGATCGAGGGCAAGACCTGTATGCGCATGGTGGGAGTATTCGGGTGGATGGCTCTGAGACGTTGTATGGCGCTCAAAGGGTGGAGCTCGAGGTTGCATCGGGCCATCAAGGCGCGACGATTGCTGAACGAATGCCGGGCAACCAGGGGTTACCGAGTAAATCGCTCAGATCGTCGCCTGCCTCAATAGGTGTCAGAGGGCAAAGGTCGCCGCAAGGCCATGGTGGCCATCCTGCGCTCCAGCGATCAGGTGCAGTGGAATGTTCTGGTGCGCATCAATGGACGGTGCCTCGAAGCTTCCTACAATCTGGAGGTGTCGCTCGCTCAGTTCGGTCGACTCTGCTGCTTTTTCCTTAGCCATTCTCGCGTGGTTCATTGCGATTTCGTTGAGCGTTGACAC